CATGATGAAATTCAACTCGCTGTTCAACCACACCTTGTCAATGACGCAAAGTTCCAACTTGAGTGGTCCATCGTCCAAGCTGGCGAATACTACGACCTCAAAGTCCCCCTCGCCTCAGAGGCAAAAGAAGGGGCAACGTGGGCCGACTGTCATTGAACCAGAGCTTCGCATTGATGCTGACTTCTTTGCCTATCGCAGCTGTCAGGTTAATGAAACGGAGCTTGACTGGGGTGATGACCTGATCACCATTGCCAGCAACTTCAAGGAGGTTACCAAGGTCTTCTCTTCGGAGATCAATAACCTCAAGAAACGGTTCGATACCGAACGAGTGCTTTTGTACTTCTCTGACAGCAAGAACTTCCGAAAGCTTGTTGACCCTGACTACAAAGGCAAACGCACCAAACGTAAGCCCGTGGGCTATAAGCGGTTGTTGGACTGGTGTAAAGACCACTTCAAGATTATCCGCTATGAAAACCTCGAAGCAGACGACGCGCTTGGACTAGAGTGCCACCTGGACCCAAGCGATTTTATTCTTGTTTCTCCTGACAAGGACATGAAACAGATCAGCTGCAACCTATTTAATGGAAGTGAGCTGGTCCAAGTAACACCTGAAGAAGCCGACTACTGGTTCTGGACACAATGCCTTACGGGCGACCCGGTGGATGGCTACAAAGGCGTACCTGGCATCGGCGCTAAGGGCGCTCAAAAGATCCTGGCTAAGGCTGAGGATCCATGGCAAGCTGTTCTGTCCTGCTACGAAAAGGCAGGCATGACTGAAGCCGACGCCATCCGCAACGCTCGTCTCGCACGGATCCTCCGGCCTGGTGAGTACAACTCCACCACTAAGGAGCCCATCCTATGGAACCCACCCCCGTCCTTATTGGACTTGACATCGGCTTAGTCCTTGCTATTGTCTATGTCATTGACCGCAATGTCTTCCACGCAATCGACCTTATCCTCAGAGCAATCCCTGTCTGGTTTGAACTACGAAGAAATCAAATCATTCTTGGAATGCAGCTGTGGTTCGATAGACGATCACTCCGAAATGATGCCCTGGGACGATTTCTGGCAAATCGTAGACTCAAAAGCATCATTGACAACCCCGCCTACCAAGAGTTTTTCCGTGACCAAGTACAGTCCGACCCACTACAAAAGGGGGACGATTGAGGTTTGGGACTTCATAGTTGACCTAGGCCTTGACTACCTGGCGGGAAACGTGGTTAAATACGTTTGTCGCGCAGGCCACAAGAGTCACGAGTCCGAACTGGATGACTGGCTCAAAGTCAAAGCCTACGTCGAACGAAAGATCAAACAAATTTCCCAAGAGCGCAACACCTGATCATGTCATCGCTGCTCCAACAAGCCATTGCCTTTCGTGAGGCCATGGACCAACCTATTAACACAGTTAATGAGTATGTGCATGAACTGCAAGCAAACCTTATCACTGAGGAATACCTTGAGTTCGTTGGCGCTTTTGATGCTGAGTTTAAAACCCTAGATACCGTTGAAGAGAACCAGCTGGCCCAGTTAAAGGAGCTGGCTGATCTTGTCTTTGTGTGTTATCAATTTGCAGCTGCTCGTGGCTGGAATCTTGATGCGGCTATGACCCGTGTCTTTGAATCCAACATGAGTAAACTCGTGGACGGCAAGCCCCTCCGCCGCGAAGATGGTAAAGTTCTTAAGGGGCCAAACTACCAACCTCCTGTTCTCGACGACCTTATCTAAACCAATGTCCCCCAACAAGATTGCACGAACTGGCCGTGTTCAAAACTGGATTGACAACCCCGAATCTCGCTTACCGGTCAGCTGTACGGTCTTCCAGGTGGAGGACACGATGGAGGGCCCTGAAGGAATCGAAGCCTCATGGCGCTTTGTTTCGCACGCTCTTCGTAACGGAGCTGGCGTTGCTGTTCATCTCTCTAAGCTTCGTCCTAGAGGGGCAGAGAATGGAAAGGGCCTTACAGCGTCTGGTCCAGTCTCCTTCGCACGCATCTACTCTGCCCTCAACGAAACCCTGAGGCGCGGGGGCGTCTACAAAAATGGGGCTGTGGTGTGTCACCTTGATTACACTCACCCTGATGCCCTTGAATTTATTCAGGCTTCCCGTTCTGATCTTGCTTGGGTCAAGCGGTGTCTGAATGTAGATGAGAACTTCCTCAAGTATGCCTCTGACGAACTGCTTGATGCCACCATTGATGGTATTAAGAAGGGCGACATCTGGCTTAATAAGATTCGTTATGATGCTGAAGGCAATCGCATCCTGGGCAATGTTTGTCTGGAGGTGTATCTACCTAGTCGTGGTACCTGCCTTCTTCAGCACATCAATCTCGGAGCTTGCGGTATTGAGGACTTGGTTCCTGCATTTACTGAGGGCATGAGCACCCTTATTGAGCTTCACGGAAAGACTGGTGTTGGGGAAACCGGCGAATACCTTCCCCCCGAGACTGACCGACAGATTGGTCTTGGTGTTCTTGGTCTGGCTAACTTCCTTTGCCAGAACGGCGTAACGTATAAAGAGTTTGGAAACGCCCTAACCAAATTCCATACTTATCAACCGGAGCATACTCCGGCATACCTCCTTGTATCTGAACTTGCAAAAGCCATTGAGATTGCAGCACAGATTGCACGAGCCGCTGAAATGGACCGTGCCTTTGCTATTGCGCCTACGGCTTCCTGCTCTTATAACAACGTCGATCTGCGTGGCTATACTACTGCCCCAGAGCTGGCCCCTCCTATCTCTCGTCACGTCGATAGGGATAGTGGGACTTTCGGAGTCCAGTCTTATGACTACCCGCCGAACATCGAAATTGCTTCTGAAGTAGGTTGGGAAGTTTATAAGGAAGTTGTGGACGGTCTTGTTCGCCTCTTCCAAAGCACACTTCTCTTCCATGGATATTCGTTTAACTCGTGGTCTGATGTTGTTACCTATGATAGAGAGTTTATTTATGAGTGGATGTATTCCCCTCAGACGAGCCTCTATTACTCTCTTCAGGTGATGCCTGATACTCAAGCTAAAGATGATGCACTTGCAGCTCTTGATGAAGACTTTCGTGATCTCTTTGGTTTTGATGAAGACATCGACCCTGATTGCGGCTGTCCCACTGTTAAACCCGAAAACGAACCCTGTATTCCCTGCGGAGAATGAGCCCAACCCTATCGCCCTACGATCAAGTTATCAGCCGCAAACGCAAATGGACCCCAGTGGCGGTTCAAAAGGGCAAGGTGGTAGAGGGGGCCGAGGACGCACTCAAACGCGCCCTTGGTCTTCGCCACCTGGAATTGCCTGTGCGTGAGTTTCTTCAACAAGGACTGGAGAAAGAACTCCCCAAAACCCCTGGAGTACGGGAGGCATTACTCTCCAACCAACGTGATGAAGAGAACCACGACCAGGCATTGAATTATGTAATTGATGCCCACGGTGCTAACCCCAAGTATGAGGAAGAAGCTAAGCACATCTTGAAGGCTTGGCTTGACGCGCCTGAGCATCCGATACTCAAAGCAGCTATTCTGGAGCGCAGTGTCTTCTTCGTTATCCTCCCCTTCTTCCGATTCACCGGAGATGTCGGAATCCGCACCACAGCAGCAGACATCAGCCGCGACGAGCAAACGCACGTTGCCATCCACTCGATGGTCTGCTCCGAGCTGGGTCTCAAGTCCACACCAAGCCTCAATCGCCTACGTCGAGCGACTGTGGGATGGGTAATGGACAGCCTTGGTATGTCCGAAAACAAGTACCTGAATAAGGACTTCTGGCTTAGTCAGTCCGACTCCCTTTACGAGCGGGGTAAGGCTCCTGGCCTGAAGGACACACAAAGATCCAGAATGCCTGCCTTCTTCGAGGCTGCGAACACCGACCTTCCACAGTATGGCTAGTGCCTACATCGAAACTGAAACCCTTCCACTGACTCATGTGCTTGGTGGAAAGGTTGACCTTGTTAAGCTTGTTGAAGAGCTTGACAAAATGTATCCAGACCAATACCCAGACCACGAAATGACTCAGTGGGAATCTGGTAGAATGTCTGGTTGCATTGAAATTATTCGGCACCTTAAATCTAAAATTAACTAAACCCATGTGCCTTTTTAATCCTTCTCAGTCTTCGGCTCCGATGCCATCGCCTTCAATGCCTGAGCCGCCACCGCCGCCCCCAATGGCAGTGACCCCTGCCACCCCTACTACGGTGAAGCCTGCCGTCAGCAAATCCGAGGCTATGAAAGGTGCTAGAAAAGGAGCGTCTCTTTTGAAGATTCCTCTTTCTACTGGTGGTGCCGCTCCG